AATGTTTAGAGTAGAGCGCAGCTTCCTGTAAGTAAATATTATTTATACGGTCCAAAGTAGGACGACTGTGGTGAAACATCAGCACAGGAAGGGGATGTGATTTGTATTTCTTTAAGTCTAAATCGTTGTTAAGATAATCTTCTGCAACTAAATGATACTTTGTGCCACGACCAGTAGCACGAGTGGACTTGGCATTTGCTGCCTTCTCACCAACACGAGCTCGCCACTTGGCAATACCCGCCATCTTTTTAGCATTGTTACCAATCACAGTGGTGACAGATGGAAATTTCATGCCTTCGGGTGTGAGATAAAGTCTTTTTCCTTCGACCATCTCAGCAGACATTTCAATAGGTTCAATGCCACCTACATGATTAAACAATTTCATAAACCTAGATTGATTTTGTTGATGAGATAAGATTTAACAAGACCAGAACGAACGATATCTTCTACACCGAATTCAACCAGTGAGAACTCTTCCATGTTCTGTAAGATACGTTGGAAGTCAATGATGCCTGTACGCTCACTGATCTTTTGCAAGTCAGTCTGTGCAGCATCACCACAGAAGATAATCTTACTGTCCTGTCCAACACGAGTGATGATTGAATCAAGTTCGTGGAAGTTCAAGTTCTGACACTCGTCAATGATAACGATTGCATTGTCTAGTGTAGTACCACGTATGAAACTAGTGGACCAGAACGAGATAGTTTCCTGTGCCTTGAGATTATCATAGAGCATTTCATATGATGCATCATCAGGCATCTCAAACATGGATTGAACCATGTTCTTGTAAGGAATTTGATAGAGAGAAGACTTATCTTCATGGTCGCCAGGTAAGAAACCAATCTCCCTAGTAGCTACTAGAGATCTAACAATGTATATTTTATCGTATGGTGTGTACTCATTCAGTACATCTTTAAGTGCTTTGTACAGTGCAATGAATGTCTTACCTGTACCTGCTACACCATATGCATATAACATCTGTCCTTTATCCCACTCATCAAAGAAAATCTTTTGATTATCAGTGATGGGTTCAACAGGAAGCATGTATGCTTCATCAATAGGTTTACGACGCTTGCGTTGCTTCGCAGTCATCCCTTGACCAGGTGATTTAGTTGTCTTCTTTCTAACAGGCATAATTAGTAGTTGTACTTATCGGTAATGGTTTTGTTACGAGGTGCTTTAGGAATCACTTTGTTTTTCATAATGTCTTTCCATCCAGGATGGGTCTTTGCCATCTTATCTCTCCATTCTCCCACTTCACCAGAGGCAGGGCAAGTAGAGGGATCACTCCAGTCTCTGTCCCATTCTGGATTGTCATCTTTCCACTGACTCCACTCGTGAACACTAAGTCTTACTTCTTTTTGTTCACCAGTCTCTTTATTAATAACTGGATACGTCGCCATCGTCACCCTCCTTTTTTTTATAAAATCCAAATGGACCTGCTCCCTTCTCTTCTAGTGCTAACTTCAGTGCAACACCACCGATAGCTTCCATACATTTAAGAATGTCTTCTGTCTTAGCACCTTCACCAAGTTCTTTGGAAACGTACCAATACTTTGGCCAGAATGTTTGACCTGCCAATTCATAATCTTCCAACGTTAATAGTTTCATAACCAGTCAAGTGCCTCCGCACAAATAGGAAATTGTTCAGCGAACACACGCTTAGCATCTAGTGCGATTTCCATGTGTTCTTTCTGCGTTCCATGAGCAGAACGCAATTCGATGTAATGGATCCATGACCGAACTGAGCCTGTCATGTAGATTTTTGTAGGAACTGCTAAAGGAAGCACAAATCTAGCACATTCCTTTGCCACACCGTGATCAAGCATAGTCTGGTATAGATCCATAGCAGAAACAAAGTGTCTTTGAATAGCAATCTCAAACTCTTGCTTATGAAAAGCATCTAAATCATCAGTAGAATTCTGACGATTCTTTGTGTCCTGACGACGTAGATTAGGTAGAGGGATTATATCTGCCAGCATAGAACTATCAGCATACCGTTGAGAAAACTCTTGGAATGTAAAAGATCTATGTCGTAGCACTTGAGCTGCGATTCCTCTAGAGGTCTCGATCTCAAGCGTCATGTGTGCCTGCTCAAAGACACTCCAGTGGTTGTGCTTGATACAGTACTTTAATAGACCAGCAACCTTAGGGTTATCCTGATTGTTGGGGTTCGATACTCTCGCCACGTACCCCATCATCTTCTCTGCGTCTGGTGTCACTGTTACGAGTTTCACTGAGTTCATTACTAAATCCCTTCTCCTGTTTTCTTTGTTGTTGTTTTAATTTTAGTTGTATCTTAGCACGTACAAGTGCTAATGTCATGTATTGCAATTCCTCATCTGTATACAGATCAGGTTTCTTCTTTGCTTCCTTAATAGCTTTCTTTGCTAATCTTATTTGGTCTTTTATTCGGGTCATAATACGCTTGGTAGTAAGCAACAATTCCAGATGTGCTTGCGTTACCTTGTGATACCCAATCGTGAATGCATTCGTAAATGCTCTGGGATGAATACCTTGGTGATCCGTCTGAGCATATCTCAGGTCCAAATTTCTTGAGTAGGATGTTAAGTCCTTGTGTTCTCACGTCCATTCGTTCATCACTGTAACGCCAATCAATCTGCATATCCGTCATCGTCGTTCTCTGAAGTTAATACTCTGGCTTTTGTTTTGTTTACATGTTCGTCCCAAGGATGAACGTATTTGTATGCATCTACATTAGAATACACTTCACTCTCCAATGCATTGACCAGAGATTTAAGGTTTTTGACAATGAGTTTTAGTCGTTCTCTATCCATATTTATGTTACAGATGATATCATCATAGCATAAAAAAAGAGGGGTTGCAACCCCTCTCTAGATATTTACGTTAAAATTTTTCTACATATTCGTTTACAATAAGTTTGGTTTTCTAAATCGCATTCGACTAAACATTCATAGTAGTCATCGAGCTTTTGATTTTCCACCTCCAAAGTGTCTACAGTAGTTTCTAAGTGTCTCCACTGGTTAAGTTGAGATCTGGACAATAGATTGTGCATTAATTTTCTCCATGCAATAAACCATAATAAAGGGGAGAGAAGGGTTCATTTTTCCACCTCGCATAATTCTACCACTATTTATTTTTGGAACATTCAATTAAAGAAAAATTGCAACGAATATTATTGCCTACTGGTTTATACTCATAAAAAAAGAGAGGGTTAAAACCCTCTCTGGATAAGTAAGTTAATCACTTTTTATAAAGTTGACCACGATAGCAGAATGTGCCATGGGTCTCTTTAGATTCTACACTACCTGTATCATACTTAACACCACGATATGTAGTGTGAAGAATCTGAGCGTCGTGTAGAGCAGATCTCTTGATGATCTGCTTCTTGATTTGATTAAGTGTGTTCATGAGTTACTCCTAAAGTAGTTGGATTTTAATCCGTTCCTTTAGTCGTTTGCGTCCCAAGGGTAGCATTCAGGTGTTGATTCCTTCATGACCTCAATCAATTCCACCTTATATTCGGGAGGAATATTCTCGTTTGTTCTCATCCGTAGCATAATGCTATCAGCTTGAGCACATGTGAGTGATGAATAGAATAATAATTCTAGCATGGGATGAACGGCTCCGTTCCGCGACTTACTTGCGTCCCACCCAAGAGTGGGATGAACGATGGTATAAGCATACCATACTATGTATGCGTTGTCAACCTGTATTTCTTAATACAATTAGTTTCCTGCTAGGTAGAATGCTTCACCTTTAGCTTTACAAACACGGCGTACTTCAGCATCATAAACAGGTATACCTAATTCTCCACCTGTAATTAAATTCTTTGCAAACTCCCACGCTTCTCTGAAGCGTCTAAATTTATAAACTTGATCATATGTTTTAGCAGACACAAGCACACCATCACTTCTCCATAGTCTCATCGTATGCCACACAAGTGGATCATCAATTCGTCTATAAAAGATTGCCCAGTTTCCTGTTTGTGATGCACTCATTATTTTTTCTTTGCAGGTTTAGCGTTTGGATCTTGCCAGAGTTTAGGACTCACTCGACCTTGTGATTGAGTCATGTTGGTAACTGCTTTATATTTATCCCAATAGTAATCAAACATATCTGATTGCTTTGTAGATATAGCAATGTCCCATTTAGTTTCTCCTTGATCAATGTATTCAATCAAGTATGCGGTGTATGGAAGCGATGTATCGCTCGCAAGTTTTGGATCACAATTTTCATGGAGAATTTTCATTAGTAATTAGCTACGGTTTCCCCATTCGATTTGGGGGAAGGCTTCTTCAACGCACTGTCTGGTAATTTTCCAGCGTTTGCCGATTTTCCTGTCCTTCATCAGACATAATACCTCAGCTTCGCCTTTATGTAAACCCTCTAGCAGTTGAATGAACAGGTTTTCTCTACGAGTCTGAGAGACGCTTGCACCGCCCTTGAAGAAGAGATAGAGTTTACGATACTCGTGTGCAAGTTTCGTATGTTCTGTCTCTTCAGGCGCTTCATTCTCCTTGTAGGGGACCTCTCCTTCAGGGAGCATAGAGATTACACTCTCATCAAAGTTAGCAATCAGAATTTGTCTGAGTGCTGGTGTATTATATGTTTGTAGCAGTTTGATTTTTTGTGCTTTGGTCTTAGCATTGCTGACCTTTTGCAGCACTTCATTTAGTAATAATTGCATAACTATTGGTATACCGTAATTAGTATTTATTCTTCCTCCAATTCCTCTTCATTTAAGAAACGAACAGAGAGTAGTTCTTCATTGATCCATTGTCCTTGGTTATCATACATTTCTGGGTGGAGGTTTTCATTTTCTGTTTCTCTAACGTAGAGATATTCATGCATCTTTTCATTTACTGTCCAACCAGCAAAGACACCGACACATAGAAATATAAATGATGCTGTTGCTGAGAAATAAACGAATAAAGTTTCTGTCATTGTTCAACTCCGAACTTAAGTTTCTTTTTTGTCCCACTTAAATTCAAAGTTGAAATAAACTTCTCGTTTTAAGAGGGAAAACGCCTTAGTAATAGTAAATCCCTTACGGGGTAGCATTTCTTTTTGTTTTGCCCTCCTGAGCATGAGCTCTATGCCTTTATTTATTTTAAGTTCTTTCATTTTTTAGGAGCAGTAACCAATCCATCTGCCATAAATTTTTTCGCAACATCAACTAAACCACTATAAAATACATCATCTATAATAGCTGCTGGAAATCTACCAGAAAATTTTCCTTGATACTTACTCATGAAAGAAGTTTTCTCATCATCATCTAAGGTTGACCAAAGCACCTCTGTGTATTCAACATTTGCTCTACGACAGAGTTCTTTCATCTGTCCACACCAACCACATCCTTCTGTTGTGTAAATTGTAATATTCATATGGTTTAATTCTATGTATAAAAAAATGGGGTCTTTCAACCCCATCATATCATATCTTTAAGAGGTGGTCAAACATGAAGCGATTAATCGCTTCATAGGTGGTCTGAATGGACAGTCTGGACATCCAGCACCACAACATCCTCTATTCTTTATCATGCTTCCTGTAAAGATTGAACTGTATTGTGAAGTTCTCCAATATCACGGAGACCTTCAGCACTGAACCATGGAGCATTCGCCCAACTAAATCCTTCACCCATGGTGCTATCAGGTGCTGTGATATACCAATGACATGCTGTGTCTGGTACATCTACTGCACACTTGGACCAATCATCCTGCCACTGTGGGACTTGCACCCACATCAATGCAGCAAACATAAAAGTGAAGAGAGATTTAATCATAGTGCGTTGCCTCTAGGTAGAACTTCTTCTGGGAATACAAACTTCTCGTGAGGTTGATCAACTGGTGCCAACCATGCACGTAGTCCTTCATTCAATAGAATGTTTTTGGTGTAAAACGTTTCAAATTCAGGATCCTCCGCCGCACGAATCTCTTGAGATACAAAGTCGTAAGCACGTAGATTAAGAGCGAGTCCAATAATACCGATAGAACTAGTCCAGAGACCCATGACGGGAACGAAGAGCATAAAGAAATGCAACCAACGCTTGTTACTAAAAGCAATACCGAAGATCTGTGACCAGAAACGGTTCGCAGTAACCATCGAGTAAGTCTCCTCCTCTTGTGTACTATCAAAAGCTTTGAAAGTATTTGCTTGTTCGCCATCTTCGTAGAGTGTATTTTCGACAGTCACTCCATGAATAGCAGAAAGCAATGCACCACCTAGGATACCTGCAACACCCATCATATGGAATGGGTTGAGCGTCCAGTTATGGAAGCCCTGTAGGAAGAGTAGGAACCTAAATATCGCTGCAACACCAAACGACGGTGCAAAGAACCAACTGGACTGTCCGAGAGGATAGATGAGAAACACACTGACAAAAACAGCGACAGGCCCAGAAAACGCAATAGCATTGTACGGTCTAATTCCTACAAGACGAGAGATTTCAAACTGTCTAAGCATGAAACCAATGAGAGCGAAGGCACCGTGGAGAGCCACAAAAGCCCAGAGTCCCCCAAGTTGGATCCACCTGACGAAATCCCCCTGAGATTCAGGACCCCAAAGTAGAAGAAGAGAATGACCCATAGCATCAGCAGGCGTCGAGACAGCTGACGTAAGAAAATTAGCACCCTCAAGATAGGAAGTAGCGAGTCCGTGGGTGTACCAACTCGTGACAAAAGTCGTGCCAGTAAGCCAACCACCAATGGCAAGATAAGCAGTGGGAAGAAGAAGTAGTCCAGACCAACCAATAAAGACAAAGCGATCTCGTTTAAGCCAGTCATCCAATACATCGAACCACCCCCTCTGTGGAATGTTTAGTGTACTTGTCGTCATTTTTATTTACCTTAGTTTTTAAGTTCCAAATAGAATTTGCTTTGATCAACTGGTGCATTCTCATAGAATGAGATATCACCATAAGTTTTGTGGTCTTTGTAACCGACCATACGACCCTTGGTATTTTGGATAGCACCCATCATAGCAATGATAAGGAAGATCGCAGGAGGACCGATGATTAAAGCACCACCGATCACATAGTAAGTCAGAATTTCAAGTAGAGAATTTTCCATCAGTAAAGGTTCTCCTCTTGATCAGTAATAACAACACAATCAGATGTTGGATATGCTACACATGTAAGAACAAATCCTTCTGCAATCTGATCATCATCCAAGAAAGATTGATCGCTCTGATCAACAGTACCACTCTCAATCTTACCAGCACATGAAGAGCAAGCTCCAGCACGACAAGAGTAGTTGACATCTACACCAGCTTCTTCTGCTGCGTCTAGAATATATTGATCAGGTTCACATGGAATAATAGTTTCCCCATCAGGAGTTTTTAGAGTAATAGAGAAAGACATAAAACTGTACAATTATGAAGAGCAAAAAGAAAAGGGGTCCGTAGACCCCCTTTATTATACCACAGGTTGAGTGATCAACCGATAGCAGGTGCGGTGAGTGCAACAGGAGTTGACTCAGCAGCAGCTAGATCCAGTGGGAAGTTGTGAGCGTTACGCTCGTGCATGACTTCCATACCAAGACCAGCACGGTTCAATACGTCTGCCCATGTAGGGAGAACTTTACCATTTGCATCCAAGATGGACTGGTTGAAGTTGAAACCGTTGAGGTTGAATGCCATGGTGCTAACACCAAGAGCAGTGAACCAGATTCCGACTACAGGCCATGCTGCTAGGAAGAAGTGGAGTGA